TGAGGCGCTTGTACTTTCGCTTGAAGCTAGCCAACTCTGACAATGCCTTTTCGAGAAGGGTTTGCTTGGCGTCATAATCGTTCATGATCGCTTCTATGTGCGTGTAACCCTTGCCCTCTCCTTTGACCTTGACGGGGAAGAACGCCCTCACTGGCTCCGAGCTGCCGACCAGCTCAATCTCCAAGCAGCGGATGATATGGCCTGCCTGCACCTCACGGTACTTCTCGGCTGCGACCTCATCGCGCCACTCGAAGGCCCCGTGAAGCGGTGCCGCCTCGTCCCTCGAAGCATCGACCAGCTCTGACGGTGTGAGCCTGCCTTCCTTCTCCAACTCGGCGCACACATCCCCCGCAATTTGCGGGTCGATTTTGATATGCGAGCCAGCTTTCCATTTATAAATCATGTTCAGTTTCCCTTCATATACGTGTAATCGAAAGCGGTGCCGCGCCTTGCCCAGCTCTACCTAAACGCGCCGTGCCATGCTTGCCTCGCCTCGCCTAAACCGACCGCACGCAACCTCGACACAACAGACCAAGCCTTAGCGTGCCTGCCCTGCCATAACATGACGCACCGTGCCTCACATAGTCTTGCGTTGCCATGCGTTGCCTAGCCTGCCAAGCCTAACCAAGCAGAAACCCGACAAAACATGCCCTAACGGAACAGACCGAACCTTGCCTGCCGCGCCCGACCTAACCTCTCCATGACCAGACCCGAACCACCAGACCCCGCCTGCCAAAACATGACAGACCTTGCCTAGACGCACCTAGACGAACGCTGACGAGCCACGCCTGCCTTGCCACAACATGCTGTGCCACGCCTCAACAGGACGCGCCGAAACATGCCTGCCTGAACACGCCTTGCCCAAACGGACCCTGCCAGAACCAGACACACATCACCGCACCACGAAATGCCATGCCGTGCCTGCCGTACCCTGCCAGACCGCACCAGAACCGACCTAGCCTTGTCTTGCCCCGCCTGCCGTGTTAGTTGGTTGCCAGCTTGTACATTCCAAACTGGCCGTCTCGCTCTGGCCTCCACTCGCCGATACCGCAGACGAAGCCGCCGACGTTGAAGCAGTTGAGCAGTTGTTCGAGCGAATACTTGCCGTTCGCGTTGTAGGCCATAAGCAGCTCGATTCGCCACTCGCGGAACTCAGGGCGATATCGGATATCAGCCGTCTTGCTCATGCCGCCAACTCGTACCATGTCCTCGCGCATAACGGGAGCAGGGCCGATGATTTCAGCAATGTCGATGGTGCTATGCTCGGTCGCGCCCTGAAGGAAGAACGAGCCGCGAAGCTCAGTTGCCACAACGTCAAGACCGCCTCGTTTGGCACCCATAATCACCGATTGCTTGATGCCAGTGACGGGGAAGCCGAACCTTGCACCAGCCTCGATTGCAGCGAGGTAGTTTGCCTCTGCCTCGTCGTTGTTTGCGCCGTCTTCGGGCTTCTCGGTAAGCCAGTAGGCGGCATTGATGAAGTCGTTCACCGGCACCTTGATATCGTGCTTGGACTTCTTGGCCTTGCCCATTTGCTTGTCGAGCATTTCCCGCTTGGCCTTTTCAGACCACGCATGGACGATCAGCGGGGTTTTCCCAACGATAGTAATGGGAACCTCGTGAATCTCCATAGGCGTGATTTCAGTTGTCACTTGCTTCTTAGTTGCCATGACGCATACCTTCTTTCCGTGTCTCTGGAAAGGAGGCCGCTAGTTACATCATCCACGCGGCCATAGCCGCAACTGCGAAGACGGAAAGAAGCCTGATTGCCCACCACATAGGTTGGTAGGGCGCAAAGGTTTCAACTCCCATAGCAGCCTCCCTAGATTACAAGCCGAATGTCTGGCTTGTATTGATCGGTGCGTATCCATGCGTCGATATCGTCCGTGTGGACTACGAAGCGAGGGTGCGCCTCCGTGCCTCCTGCGCGATAAATGGGGATGTTCCCCTTCTCGGCCTCGGCCCTGATGGTGCCGTCCCTCCTTCTGGCGTAGGTGTCTCCCTCATGGAGCGACAACCAACCCCGAAGTGGTATGCTTCTTCTCGACATGGATTCACCTCCTGTCAAATGCGCCCGTAGGCCACCGTCACTGGCTTACGGGCATTTCTGTTGGACGTGTCCCCCTCACGCCGCGCACGGTTCACGAGACGCTTTCAGGCGTAAGGATTCCTGTTACCGTGTCCCAGGGCTGAAAGGAGTAAAAGGCCCCACGGACGTCACGTTGCGAGGTAGGCAAGCAAAGCATGAAGGTGGGCTCACGCATTACCAAGCCGTGCGCGCCATGAGAAGGACACGTCGCTGGTGTTCCCCAACCTTCCACACGGGACAAGTCAACCGTGAAGTAGGCTGGTGCCAGCGGTACGCATATCGCTGGTCTTCTCTGTCTCAGACATTGCATCCGATGATGTGTCTGGACTCGGTTCCTTATCCCGTTGAGAAACCGGAAAGCCGTCTATACAGTTTTCAATGTTCGTAGGGGCTCGCCCCTTCTCGGGTGTCTGGCAGATTGACGAGGCGCGACATGGAAGCGAAGAATCAACCTTGCGGGGGGAAGACATAGCCCCTACCAGACACCCCAGAGGGAGCGGGCTTTCACCCGCTCGTAAGTGCCTAAAGCACCATCCTTGCTACGTCGTCTAGTGAGACGCCCAACAGTTGTGAGAGCTTGTACGCTTCTGCGAGGTACCACTGGCTACGACCACCCAACTTGTCGTAGAAAGCGCTACGACCGATTCCTAGACGTTCGGCCAGTTGGTCTTTCGTAATTCCCTCGGCCTTGACGTAGCCATAAACAGTTGCCTGTAAGTCCTTCATTTGCACTCCCGTTCGTAGCGACCGTTAATACGGTCATTAATATTATTGTCCGTAACGACGGATAGTGCAATAATAATTTTGTCCGACTTTTCAGACGGTTTAGAGGTGTCATAATGACTTTCGGCAAAGTAGTTGACCTGTATTTGAAAGAGCGTGGTATGTCTCAGGCAGAACTCGCCCGTCATGCTGGCATCGGAAAGCAAACCCTTAGCGACCTTATTACTGGCGCAAACAACAACCCTCGCCTTGATACCGCTTTCGCTATCGCAAATGCCCTCGGCGTCTCGCTTCAAGAAATGGTTGATCGCATGGAGAGTGAATAGCCGTGGGAATGACCTTTGGAAAGGCGTTTAGAAAGTTGTTCGCGGAAAGCGGAATGACTCAGGCTGACTACGCCCGTCGAAGCGGATTCTCTACTGCTTACGTCTCGATGCTTCTTTCAGGCGAGATTAAGGACCCAAAGTTTACACGCGCTTGCGAAATCGCAGATGCGCTAGGCGTCACCCTCCAAGACTTCTATGACCTTATGAGGGATTAAATGTCTGGACAGATAGGCTCAAAGCGACAATTGCCTAGTGGCCGCTGGCAGGTGAGGGTATCCGCAGGTTTGAGAGCAGACGGCACACAAAGGACCGTCTCTGCGACCGTGGACACGTCTGAAGAAGCGGATGCGAAGATTGTCGAGATCGCGGCAGAGTTGGGCAAAGCGCCGGAGTTTGCCAGAGGAATCACCCTCGAAGCCTATTGGAGATACTACGGAGCCACGAAAGGCCAAAGGCTGGCGAGGGCCACCTACCAGAGATACGAAGGCTGCATGAGAAGAAGGGTCCTGCCCTTCCTCGGCCAGAAGGACATAAGCAAAGTCACCCATTCGGACGTTCAATCGGTTGTGCTTTCCTGCAAGACGAGAAGCGAGGGCGACCAGGTTAGAAGGTCTTTGTCCGCTGTCCTCGGCCAAGCGGTATCTGATGGGGCTCTGCGATCAAACCCCTGCAAGGGAAAGATTGAGCTTCCCAGAGACGAAGGGAAGGCCCCAGACTTCTCCAAAGACCCATTTGGGGCCATTGAGGGGACTTCTAACGTGTGGACCCCGCAACAAGTCCTACAAGCCATGCCGCTACTTAAAGGCACGTCATACGAGACTGTGTGGCTTCTCATGGTAGGCGCAGGACTCAGGCTCGAAGAAGCTATGGCATTGCGTTGGGCAGACGTGCGCAAGGTGGAGATATCTGGCCGCGAGGTGGTTCAGGTTGCCGTTTGGAGGGCCAAGACCTACGCCGATGGGGTGAAGCCCACCAAGACCAAGCGAAGCGTGAGAATCGTTGCCGTCTCGGAGCCCTTTGCCTCTCGGTTGTGGGAGTTAAGGAAAAGTCCGGAGGAACAAGTCTCGCCCCGCTCAGTCTCCAATATCTCCCAAGGGTGGAGAAGGCTGTGGATACCAGTAACGAGCAACAAGGCGAGGAAGAAGGACAGAATCAAAGGAATCATGGTCGATGGGGTCTACCCCCCGATTCCCTATGTCCCACTATCTCGCATGAGGGCCACACACGCGAGCATGATGCAGGCCGCAGGAGTGATTGACTCACTCAATGCCGCAGCGCACGGACATTCCCAGAAAGTCTCTTACAAGCACTACCAACGAGCCGACACGCTGAAGGCTTCTGTGGCTGTTGGTGAGCTGCTGGACTTCTCAAAGGCGCAGTAAAACGAGTAGAAATCTGCTCCAAGTGCATACCCATTTTTTTCAATATGGAACGATATGGAACGATAAGGTACCTTACATATAGTTGCAGGCCGCTAACATAGCTAGCGACCTGCGGTTTGTTTGGTGGGCCCACCGGGATTCGAACCCAGAACCAAGGGATTATGAGCGGCGAAAAAATGCGATTCTTACCCCTGTCTACCTGCGCATTTACTGACTGTAAAACAGAAAAATACCCCAAATTTTGCCTAGTTTTGCCCTGCGATATGGAACGATATGGAACGCCGAAACTGCATACTCTTTCGTCGCTGGTAATAACGCAAAAAAGCCCCTCCCCCCGAAGGGGAAGGGGCGTGTGCCGCGTTTGCGGGGCCAAGAAGGGTGGAAGAAAACCCCTGCGGCTCCCGTGGTTGTCCTCGCCCCACGGCATGCCTTCTCTGGGCAGGCATGAAACCGATGCCGCGAGGGGCAAGGGGGTTACTGTTCCGCTGGCGGTTCTGGCTCTGGAATGAGGACGCCTATAACCGCGTTTAGCTCCGTCTCCGAGACAAGGCGCTTGATCGTGCCTGTTGCCGTGCAGACGTAGACTCCGGTTCCGTCTCCCTCGATGTACCCCTCCTGCAAGTTGGGGATAGAGATACCTGGGTCTCCTTCGAGGACGATTGCAACCTCACCCACTTTGAGTTTCGATGGGTCTAGTTCCGCGTAAGCGCCCCTCCTGAGTTGAATTGCCATTGTTCTCCTTAGTAGACGTAGATAAGGCGATAGGTGTAACCGCTCCTGAAATACCCGCCGTTAGTAGACGAGTTGGTAGTGATCGTGAGCGTGCCGTTGCTGTAGCTCTTCGTGAAGTAGCTGTTCGAGTAGTACGCATAGCGCGTGTTGCTTGACGAGTAACCCCACGTTCCGCGCACCGTAGTCCCGTCGTAGGTGACGCCTATGACGTACCTTGTCGAGCCGAGGGACGATTGCTGGTCGAGCATGACCATGAAGGCCACGGGGTTTCCAGATAAGCTCGTGAACTGGATTGACGTGGCGTTGGAGCTGGTCGATGCCGTGGTCGATTTGACCTGATACCCGCTGCCCCCTGAGACGTTCACGACGAGGCTTGCGAGGTTGGTAACGTCGTAGGTGCCGTTGCTGGTCTTTGTCTCGCTGCCGCTCACCAGCTCACTCGCCGAGACCGTTACCGCCGTTCCCGTTTTCGTAGACCCCGTGATGTATCCCGTCTGGTTCGTCACTGAGGGTGTGACGCTCACCTGATGATTCGAGACCGTCCCCTTCGTCGCTGTCGGGGTTCCCGCCGTGCCGCTTGCTACCGCCTTGCTTGCCGCACTCGCGTAGTATCCCGCTGGCACGGAGACGGTTGCCCCCGACGCGCTGAGACTCGTGGAGTCGCGCCTGTCGATAGCAGACCCGACATATGAGCTGCTTACTGCCCCAACGCTCACCGAGACGCTTGATAGGCCGTCATAGCCTGAGTCTGCCGATACCGTCTCGCTCTGAGCCGTCTCTGAGGGTGTGTAGCTCTTGGACTTGCTTTGCAGACTGGGAGACCCCGACGGCACCGCCACGTCAACGGATGCGTAGCTGGTCACGTCAATGCTCGTGCCATTGGCCGTGATTTGCCTCGTTCCCGTGGGACGGATGTAGGTTAACAACTGCGAGTTATCGTCGTAGGCTTTGATGCCCGCGACGTTCTGAAACTCGGTGCCAAAGACTTCTAGTGTGTCTGCCATGAAGCCTCCTACAGTCCGTTGTTGAGGATATCGACCGTATCCATATGAATAACCCTCGGTACGCTTGTCCCAGCGTCAACGCGCCAAACCTCGCAAGCAAGGTCGTAATACGACTCGTCTAGGTCTAGGTTTCCAAATGCTGTTTGGCTAAAGTAGGACGCATTACCTCGCACGTAGATAACAGGGGAAGCAAACGTCACTTTGTTCCCCGAGCTGATGTAGCCAGTAATGTTTGCGGTATACAAGCCATAGCCAGCGCTGTAATAAGCATCAGAGCCAGAGCTGTTCCAGTAATAGAGCCTGCTTTCACTACTGAAGTTCTTGCCAGTGTGTGCGTCTGGCGTTTCTGCTTCTGCCGCCGCCCTTGTGCTGCAATAACCAAACACCGCATAAGCCTGCTCGTTCGCAAAATCTTCTGGGGCGCTAACAGGCGTCCAGTTGCCATAGTCGTAGTGGACGGAGAACCTTACCACTTGGATGTAGTCATAGCTGGTGATATCAACAGTTATCGCTGGCGAATAGTTTTGACTTGTCACAAGGCTGGTTGACCCTGTTCCCCATGTCCATGTCCCCAAGCTCGTAGCGGATAGCTTCACGTGACTTGGCGTGTACGCCTGAACCAAAGTGGGGTTCTTACCCATCCAGCTCCAAGTGGGCGAGGGGTCTAGCAGCTCCATGTGCTCAATCTTGATGGTGTGGGAGCCCGTTGTGGAGCAGAAGACGAGCTTGTCGTTCTGGTCGACGTACACGACCGCAAAGGGGTAGGTAATGTCGGTGGTCGCCCAGACCACCTGAATGTCGCCCACGATGCAGTTATTCGTCCACGCCACGCCACATGTCGAGACGTATTGCACGCCGTCATAGGTGATTAGGTAGTCCTCGCCTGCGACCAAACCAGTGAAGTCAGTGGGGGTAGCTTGGCGGTCGGAGCCTACCGTGATGGTTTGCTGAGGAAGGACGGTCGTGAGGGTGTAGCCGTTGCTCCCCCCGCCGCCTGAGACGTTAACCGAGACGGTGGCATAATCGGCAACGTCGATGTTGGTTCCGTTGGCCGTGATTGACTTGTCCCCCGAAACCAGCTCGGATGCCGAGACGGTTACTGCCGTGCCAGTCTTGGTGCTGCCCGTGATGTAGCCGCTGGTGTTGGTCACTGAGGGGGTGACTGAGACTGAGTGGTTCGAGACCGTACCCTTGGTCGCTGAAGGTGTGCCAGCGGTGCCAGCGGGGACGGTGACTGGCGAGTACGCCTTGCCCGTGGGTGCGGTGTAGGTGCCGCTGCCTGAGACGGTGAGAGATTCAACGGTGATGTTCTGGCCTTGGTCGTCGTCAAGCACGAGGTAGCCGTCTTGGTCTTGCGTGACCGAGGGGATGCCGCCAGAGCCCGTGCCGAGGGTGAGCACACCAGAGGCGTTGAAGAAGTACTTGCCAGCGCCCACGTCGGATGCGGTCGCTGTGGTGGGGGATGTGTCCATGAAACGAGCCGTGCCGCCACCTGTCTTTGGGAGGTCAACACCCTTCGCGTCTGTATAGGAGCCTCCCCAAATGGTAATGTCGGCCATTTCTTCTCCTAGCTAATGCTGAGAATGTGGGTCGTGGAGTCCTGACTGATCACGGGAATCTGTGCCGAACCGTTGAGACCCCAAAGCGACTTTCCGGCAACGATGTTAGCTGCGAGATAGTTAGGCTCTGCCGCAATGGTCTGAGCGCCCGTACAGTAGGTACCTGCCGCGATAGTGACGGCGCTGGTACCAGGTTGCAGGGTTGCCGCCGCCTTCGTGGTGACGTTGGCCGTAAGGGAGATGTCGGAGTTTCCTGCCGTTCCCGCGCTGATATAGCCTGCCGTGGAGACGTTGGGGGTGTTGGAAACGGTCTTTTCGAGCGTGAGGGTGTTGGTGCCTGCCGTAACGGTAGCAGCCGTGCCAGTGATGGTGGCCTGCGGGACAACGGTACCGTTGTCAACGCTCTTGGTCTGCTGAGAGGCGTAGTAACCTGCGGGGACGGTGACGGTAGCGCCAGAAACGCTAAGGTCTGAACCAGTCTTGGAGGTAATGTTTCCCGTGTACTTCACACCGTCCGCGTAAGAGGTATAGCCATTAAGCATTTGACCGCCGCTGGTGAGGGTAGCGTCTGAGGTATCGACAAACAGCGCCATGTCCTCTGAGTTCTCGATGGGGATTTGGACGGCGGGAACGTCCTCGTAGGTGGTTGTGCGGATAACAACGTCTTTAGCCATTTGGCTTCTCCTAACTTACGATGATGTTTACGCCTACTCGCGTGATCTTTCCGTAGTTGGGTGGGATGGGGGCAACCACGATGTCCTGAGCCATGCCCTTCAACCTTGTTTGGAGGGTTTGGGTTTCCTCTGAGGGGATAACCTCGTATGGCCCTGGGTATGGTTCCCCTCCCATGTGGATAACGCCCGTATCCACCTCGACCACGTATGAGGGCGAATAGCACTCAACAAGCCACTTGGGATAGGAAACCTCTACCGTTTCCCCTCTTGGAGCGACAAGGACTGGCATGGTTACTCACCGTCCATTGCGTAGGTGTCAACAATCGTGGTCATGCCGTAGCAGATTCGATCAATCTGCGTCTCGGTGACTTCCATCATCAAGTCCCAGGAATACTTACCGATTGCCAGCTCTGCGGTCTTCGTCGCTGGTATAAAGACCGTAATCTTGTCCGATGCGACGGAAACACACTCGTCTAGGTCAACCTTCTTGCCTTCTTTGGTCTGAAGTTTCATGTGGGGTTCGGCTGCGCTGTAGTCAACCACCTGTCCCGTTTCCTCGTCCTTCACAACGACGACGAAGTAGATGCTGGTTCTCTGCGGGATTACGAGGTCAAGCTGCTGCACGCCTTTGGAGCCTACTTGCATTTGAGCCTCCTACACGATTTCTATTTGAATCGCCTCCATGCGGAGCGACTTGCCCGTAGTGCCAGCGACCTTGCCTGCTTCAACCCACGGTTGCCAACCGACTCCTTGGACGTGGGCTCGGTAGCGAAGCGTCTTCCCCTTTGGCAAACCCTCTGCCGTAATCTGCACGGCCTCGATGCGCCGCTTCTCCCCCACCGTTCCCATCACAGGGTCATATACGCCACGCTCGACATTCGCATAGGACTTCCATCCGATGCCTTGCATGTGGATGTTGAAGGTGAGTTTCACGCCCTTGGGGGGAGAACACTTCAACGCCTCCATTCGAGCGCAATAGCCCACGGTACCCGCCACCTGTCCGTCATGGACTACTGGCAACCAGCCCGCCCTTTCGACGTGTGCGCGATAGGCAAGACCTTCCTCGTTGTAGCGCTTCGAGTCCGGCTGCTTGGGTACTGGCTTTGTGTCGTACTGCGGCCTGACGATAGCGAAGGTGTTGGACTTGGGGCGATACTTGATCGCAACTTGCCCTCCCGTAGAGGAACCAACCGCGTTCGTGTTGCCCTCGATGGTGCGGAAGTAACCCTCGTAGACTTCCTTGATGATGCCCACATGCTCCGCGTCATTGGGGCTCTTGTCGAAGTTGAAAAGGATTACGTCACCTGGCTTTGCCTCGCTGGTCTTGACGATTGCCTTTGCCTTCAGAGCCCCGACATAGATGCCGTAGGTACAAGATGCAGCGGGAAGTCCCGCGCACTTTGCCCCTGCGCGGTGAAAGACCCAAGAGACGAAACCCGCACACCAAGGGGTAACAAAGCCAGAGACGTACTTCTCCTTGACGATTCCGCACTCACGCAAGTAGTTCCAATAGACCTCGCCAGAGCGGATGCCTACCTGCGATTCTGCAACGGCAAGGACGGACTTTGCCGTGTTACTCACTCTGCGCCTCCCTCTAGTTCGTCGGGCTCGACTTCAGGCAGGCCAGCGAAGGAAAAGAGGATCGCAAGCACGGCACCACCAACAGCGAAGCCAAGCACGTTCATCCAGTCCACGGCCATAGCGTTAAAGAAGTCGTTGCCAAGTACGAGAAGCGCCGCCTGCGCCGCCGTCCTTAGAGCGCGGATGCCAGCGGCCTTCAACCATGCTTTGATGTATCTGTCACTCACGACTTATGCTCCAATCGCTCGACACGTCCGGTCAATTCGTCGTAGCGGTGCCACGAAGTAGCGCTGTCCGCTTCCAGCTTGTAGGTTCGCTCCACAAGTTCGTTATGCTTTTCCACCTCGTTCTTTAGCTGCTCCATGAGCGTTTCAAGCCGCGTCAAACGGTTGGAGGATGCAACGTATATCCCAACCGCCGCGATAAGCGCCGAGATTACCCCAGACGCAATGGGGCCAATTAGTGCTTGCATGTACACCTCCTAAAGAATTTCCGTCTTGGCATAAAGGACGTACCAAGTGAAGTCGTTAGTCCCCGTCCAATTGCTTGTAGAGGTGTTCTTTCCAAAGCCCCTGAGCGTCGTACCGTCAAGGTACGCGCCACCGATGGTGCCTGCCTGATTGTGGGTTTGATCTGAACCAACAATGCCTAACGCCGCGTATCCGCTCTGCGTCGGCGCTGTCTTAGAGACAGAGAAGCCTGCTCCTGCGTTGACGTTGCCGATTGCAGCAGAGGTCGAAACAACCTTCATAAAGGGGTTGTAATCAACCCTGACGGTATCTGCTGATAGGTTCACATACGAGTTTGCGCCAGTTGCGCGAGCCCTGACCTCTGCCGTCTTGGTGTTGCCGTTCAACGGCGTGTACTGTGCGGTAATCTCCGAATACGCCTCTGCGCCGTCTTCGACGTATCCCTGATAGTCTGCCGTGCAAACATAAGACCCGTTAGGACGGTGAATGGTTGTTCGTGTCTGGCTGTAGGACGATTCTTTGACAAAATACTGTTCTGCATAGTTGGTCGAAGAAGCCCGCATGCCAAAAGAAGCATTAGCAAGGTTGGACAAGAGTTGTGCAGTTGTACTGTCCGCGCCCATTGTGAAAAGCACGTTGCCGTTAGCGTCAACCACGTCAACGCTGTTGGAGTCAATGGCAAGGTGAGTCTCGTTAATCTTTCCGATTTGCGCGCCGTTCGAGCCGAAAGCCGCAATGACGTTAGCCGCCTCATTGTCTACGCCGTCGTAAAACTTAATGTCGCTGCCAGTGAGCGCCGCGAGGTACTTAGCAGCCGCACGAAGAAGGATGCCGTAGCTGTTAATGAGAATATTTCTGGTGCCGTTGGGTGTCTTGTCCTCGGTGGAGACATGAACGCCGTTGGTGTCCTCCCAAAAGTGCTGGTCGGTCGCTGTGGCGATAGTCTTTGCCGAATCTGCCACCTGGTTTGTCCTTTCCATAGCCGCCTTTACAGCGGTAACGGCCATAGCGAGGGGCGATTTGGACACGTTGGAGTTGGAGGCCGGAGCCTTTGCCGTGCAACGTGTCTCCATTGCGCCGTCTGGCTTCAGGACTACGCCAGTGACATAGGCGTTGTGGGTGTCGCCGTGCCTGTCTGTTACCACTACCGCGTCTCCCGCCTCAATGACGGGATCGCATGGCATTGAGTTGGTGTAGGGACGGAAGCACATGCCGCCGACACGGGAATAGAGCCCAGTGGCGACGGAAAGACCAGTACCGTAGGCAATGAACGGATTGTTGGGAATGGTGAGGCAGTAATCGCTAGTGCCGTAGAGATAGGTACCGCCTGCCCTCCCATTCACTTCCTCATTGTCTGCGTCAAGCGTAACCTCGTCCGTCTCGGTGACTTGTACGCCCGTGATCGTAACGTCCTCGGTCATAAACATTGAACTGAAGGAGTCCGTGATAGCGTAGGGGGTCTTTCCAGGGTCAAAGGCGGTGGTGTCGTACCAATTCGCCGTGATATTGCCCGTCACGTCACACACGAGCCAATAGCCCATCATCTGCGCGAGGTATCCCGCCGCGTCAAGAAGGGTCATTTCCATGTCGGGGGCTCGCGTGATGGATACCGTGTTGTTTACAGGGGAAGTCCCGTAAGAGACGGTGAACCCACAATGGGTACCTATCGCGGTAAGAAGCGCTTGCGGATAGAGTGGGTAGGTGACGCTTAACTCTGAGTATTTGTGGCTTGCAAGGCGATTAAGCACGTCGTAGCACGTGATACCGATGGTCCCGCCGTAGTAGTCGGGCTTAACCACGTCATACGTGCCGAGCCTTAGCCATTCGTAGCTGTTATTAGGTAGCAGCTTGCCGACATAGGGGACAATCGTGGCTCCCCCAAGGTCGTAGCTGTCAAACTTGCCACCTTGATTGGCAAGGGTGACTGACATGGTGCCGACGATTGCGCCGCCTATGTCGAAGCTGCCGTCCGAGCTGACGGCCTGCTCGAACCTAGCGGTGCCAGCCATGAAATCATCTGAGGTGAGATTCAGGACCGTGCTGTCCGCTAGGGTGAGCGTAGCCTTCATAAGAAGGGTGTGGTTTGCCGCCACGAGGGTAGCAAACGCATTGGACACGTTTCTCATGGCTACACCTCGATAATGTCAAAGCTGAGATTCCTAAATGTGGTGCCACCCACGCAACTGACCTGGTACGAGCGGAAGGGTGCCTCCGGCGTTCCCAAGTAGAACGTCCTCGTCATGGTCTTGCCGTCCAGAGGGTCAAAGTACGTGACTGTAAAATGCTCTGAGGCGGTAAAGGCGGCAAGGATAGCCGCCGCGTCCAGCTCGTGAGGGATTGCCCACGAAAGTGCGATCTTGCGCTTTCGTGTGATTAGGTCCGTTACCATCGTCCCTGATTGGGTTCGTCCCGCGTCTGCTGAGTTGACCGCGTTGAGGGACCATTCCATCTTCGCAGGGTCTAGGTCAATCGCCGTGCCGTTGACGTAAAGCATTGCCATAAGCCGCTCCTTAGACAAACTCTGCGTTGAGGTAGCCTGCCGTCATAAGCGAGTCGAGGTTGGAATAGGTGGCCCTTGCAAGCTCCCTGCCGTCAACCCTGAGAACAAGCTCCACGGGCTGAGAGCTGCTTGTGAACGTGTTGCCCATGCCAACGGTTCCCATTGCCACGGCATTAGCCATAGTCGCGTTCACGTCCGCAAGGTCGTACCTGCCGTGAAGCGCCACGTCCGTGTCGAGGTCGGTGGGGATAGCGTCACGCATGTCCTCGGTGAGAGATTCGAGCGCATCCACAACGAGGTCCGAGTTGTTGCGGATGCCGCTTGCCATGAGTTCAAGCATATCGGGCATGAAGGTATGAAAGTTAGAAAGCGGGCCCTCGTCTGGCTCCGAGAAGTGCAAGTACTTGGCAATGATCGCGGCAAGCGATTTTGACGCATTTCTGACCTTATATGCGTCGTTGTTGATGCCAGCCGCCATATTGCTTGAAACGTGCTTGCCCCACGTGTACGAGCTGTCGAAGTAGAGGTTGCTCTTGACCTTGCCGTAAATGGCCGAAGCCTTGCTCTTTACGGTGTCAACCTTGCTGCCAAGACCCTTTGCGTAGTTTGCGCCAATCGTCTTGCCGTAAGACTCTGGCGCATAGGGATGGTCAAGACCAAACTTCGCGTAATTCCAAAGCCTTGTTCCTTGGGTCTTTGCGTCCTCGACCTTGCTGGCAAGTCCATTCGCGTAGCTGGTGCCGATTGTCTCACCGAGGGAATAGGATGCCTTCAGGGACTTGTCGCTAATTGTCTTCAGAGCCGCCTCTACCGATTCTCCGAAGCCAACGCTTTCGATGCCTTCCTTGATGCCAGCGCCAATCGTTTCTCCGGCTTTCTCGAAGTCGTCCTTGTAGCTTTCGAGCCCTTCAATGGCAGCGTTAATGGCCTCACCGATAACGGGAACGTCACCGAGGATAACGCCGAGCCCTTGGAGGAAAATAATGAGCTGGTCGATAAACCAATTCTTGATTTCAGACCAAATCGAGCCAGAGGTGAAAGCCTCCTTGATCGAAGCAAGGAGCGTATCGACGGTGTTCTTCAGAGCGCCCGTCACATCATCAACAGCGGTGGTTACAGCGCCAGCAAGCGCCAAGACGATAGCCTTGCCAATCGCAAGCCAATCGATGCTAGACATAAGGCCAAGGAGCGCGCCCAGAGCAGCGTCAATGACGCCCATAAGCGTCTCGCCAAGGGCCATCCAGTCCATTTCCGCAAGGGCCTTGTTGATGTATTCGCCAACGGACGAGCCCCAAGCAATCCAGTTGATGCTACTGAGAATGTCTGAGACGTTGCCGAGAACGTCACCAATGGCAGAGGAAGCGGTAACGACGATCTCACCAAACAGCGTGGTAATGTCCTCTAGCGCTGTGGCCCAGTCAATGTTGTTAAAGGCTGAGTCAATGCCAGTTTGGATGTTTCTTCTGAGCGCGTCCCAATCGAAGCCAATGGCCGAGGAATTGCCGCGCAGGAAGCCATTAAGCGTCTCGAAGGCGATTTTGAGGCCATTCGTGAGGACATGCCCAAGAGCCTCCCAGTCCATAGTCTCGACAAACTCATTGAGCGAGTTTGACAGACCAGCGCCGAAGTCGTGCCAGTCGATGTGTTGGGCGATATCGTCCACGAAATGAAGCGCTACATTCACTCCCCTAGCAATAGTGTAGCCCAGCTCCGTCCAATCCAATTCAGCGACGAAGCCGTTAAAGGAAGTCCAGATGCGCTTGGACCAGGTGCTTGCAACGTTATCTATCGCGTCCCAGTCAATCGAGTACATCCAAGAGTTGATGTTGCTTGCGATCAACTGACCAAGAGCGGTCCAGTCGTCGGTATTAGCGAGGCTTTCCCAGAAGTCCGAGATTTGTTCCTCGACAAACTCTAGGCCACCTGCGCCACCGCCTCCACCACCGCCGCCGCCACCGCCGCCGCCGTTGTGGTCGTTCACGTCGTTCAGCTTGTTTAGCTCGTCAAAGCCAAGCACGCTGTTTTTGTATTCGTCTACGGCCTTTGCAGCGTCACCAGCAGCGCCAGCAGCGCCGCCAGCAGCAGAGGCGTAGGCTTGCGTGACCTTGACGGCCTTTCGCCAGACGCCAGCGCCGGAAAGTGCGGCAAACAGTTGGTTCAGGGCATTGATAGCGGCCACGACGTAATCAATGAGAGCGTCGAGAGCAGGTGCGAAGGAGTCAAGAAGACCAGATGCAGCAGCCGCGACGCTGTTCTTGAAGTAGTTGACGCTCGTAGCCATTGAGTCCATCGTGGACACGAAGGAGTTGCCAGTGATAAGCGCCCAGTTGTAGAGGTTCTTGATGCCCTCGGAAAGCCCCCTCATAGCGCTAGAGAGTACAGACCTGAGAGCGCGGTACATGATGATGCGCCCGATTGTGGCACCGAGCTTTGATACCGATTGGGTGATGCCGTCAATCTTCGCCTTGATAGAGTTAATGGGCATCATGGCAACGCCCATAGCCAGCTCTGGCAGCTTTGCGGCAACCCTTTTGATCGCATCGAGCAGCTTGCCGCCGAGTATTTGTGCAAGACTCGCCGCCCTCGCGCTGATTGCGGCAAAAGCCACGCCAACGGGATTGCCAGAGATTGCAGCAAAGCCAGTTGCGACGGTTTGCGCCGATGCGCCAACCTGCTCTGTGCTAGTTGAAACCTGCGAAGCGCTATCGACAACCGCCTGTTGAGCCTCACCGAGAGACGAATAGCTGTATGCAACCTGCTCTACCGCGTTTGCAAGCGCAACGAACTTTGCTGCTTGGTCGTCTGGTACTGCGGCATTTATACCAGTAACGAAGTCGGTAACACTCGTAGCAAGTGACTCCATGCTTGCGCTAACGTTGCCTGCGGAGCTAGCGGATACCGCAAGCATGGTGAAAGCGTCTGCGATTGCCCTAACGTTACCTGCGGAGATTGAACGAAAGCCGCTAAGGGCCTGCGCCAGCTCGCTTACGGATGCTTTGAGGCTGTCTACCGCCTGTTGTGCGCTTTGAAGCTCTGCCTTAGCTTTCTCGGCGTTGGCATCGACAATGATTTGTACTTGTACTGAGCTTTCAGTAATGCCTTCTGCCACGGCCTAGCCTCCGTTTCTTTCTTTCCAGCGCCCAAACTCGTCTGCAAGAAGGCGGGCTACCATTTCGCCGTTCTTCAACTGTTGGGCAAGCGTCTTTTCCCGCTCCTTGCGCTCCTGAAGCTCCTTGTAGGGAACCTCCATGTAGGGGTGTGCCTTGTGGCTCTTGGAGAACGTTTGGAACGGTGGGGCAGCCCTGAGCATTGCGTCATAGACATAGCGACCCTGAAGCCATGCGAGGGTGTCCGCACGCTTGAAGTCCAGTTCGGCCTTATCTCGAAAGAACTTGACGGCCACAGGGTCACCATGCCAGTACAAGTCCCAAGACATTCCCAACGAGAGGTAATAGGGACATGCCTTCTCGAAGGCCGTTGTCATGGGCTTTGCGACTACTTCACGACTTTGAAGGTCGCCACATTTTTTGAATCGCCCTCCGGCTCCGAGAACAGTACGCGGTAGGGCTCGTTGAACATTTCAATGAGCGCTTCCGTGATCGTCTTCTTGTCGCTGATGCGGTCCCAGATGCCGTCAATCGTGGCGAGGTCAAGCCTGGGGTGGTGCTTGTGGAAGGCCGCACGGAACATGCAGATAACGTCGGTAGCCACGGTCGTTTCCGCACGGGTGAGGTCGAAGCCAAGGCTTTCGGCGTACTTCACCGAATCTCGGTCGAACTCCAAGGTGTACTCGCCGTTGGTGATAGGGTCGGTAAGGTGAATCTGAGCTGCCATGTTATTCCCTCCTTGAAAAGAGGGGCAACGGCGAGACTGAGCCCGTCGCTGCCCCTAGCAGGTCGATGTGCGGATTAGATTACGAAGAACCAGGATAGGTCGCGGGGTCCGTGGTCGGGGAAAGCTCGACGGTGACGGGGCGAATGTCGCCTACGCCAGCGCCAGTAAGACGGATGCGCACACGGGCGTTGAAGTCGGCCATAAGCTCGCCACCAGTGGGAAGGATGGTGACGTTATCGGTCTGCGTGGTGCCGCCGAAGGAAATGCCGATGTGGACAACCTCGTCTTCAAGAGCCTTGACGGTCGCGTAGTCGTCCTCGTTGAAGTAGGCGCTGAAAGCCTTAGCGCCGCCAGAGTCGGGAAGACCGGGCTCGTAGGTGTGCTGCGCGCAAGAGAGGGTAGTGTTGTCCTCCCACTCGGCCTCGTCGTCCAGATCGGGGTACTCGGTGATGGTGTGCAGAATAGACCACTTAGCGGTGCTGCCAGTGAAGGAATAGGCACCGTCCGTGGTTTCGTAGAGAAGGAAGGTTCCTGCTGTAAGCATGTAAGCCTCCTAGTGGTTGTTGGTTTGTTATGCGGGATGAATCAACCCGTTATGAACCTTTGCCTCGTATCTTGAAAAGTAGCGGGCAAGGGAACGGTTCTTTGAGTCCGTCATGTCGATGGGACGGCCACCTAGCATCTGCCTAAACCCCATAGCCTTCATAAGAGCGGCAATGTGGTTGGAAATGGCCTTGGCTTCTGCCTTTCGTCCTGCGGCAAGGTTGGAGTACACGTCAACCTCGAAGGAGATTGAATAAGCCTCGTTCTCGTGGTTGGACGTGATCGAAGGGATGTAATCCGAATCTTCCGTCTGCACGATGTAGGCGAAGGGGAAGGACGGGGGCGTTGCCCCATACCACGAAGCCGTAGAGAGAGTTGGGTAGGCTTCCTTTGCGGCCTTGGAAACGGTGTCGTAGACCTTGGCTTCAATGTCCTGTCTCATGTCTACCTCCCGTATACTGCCCTGAAGGTCGCTTGTATTCTTTCCCTGATAACGTCTGCGGCACGTGGCATGACGTTAGCGCCTGGGTTTCCGTAGACCTTCTCCTTGCGATACCACCAGCCGCCAGCTCCCCCTCGTTCGAGGTCTGCTTCGATTTGGCCTGCGTGTGTGTCTGACCACGTTCTAGGACCAAAACCGAACTCGCCAGCGTTGGGGGCTGGGGGATAGACGATGCCCGTACCGAACTCGATAAAGAGAACGTCCGCTCCGCTAGCGACCAAACGCCAGTGGAAGGCATCGTCTTTCTCTAGGGTTACGTTGATCGCACCCTCCCCCTTGTACTCGACAAGTGAGAACTGTGTGCTTACCCAATTAGGCATCGTCGCAAGAAGCGCCGACATGAACTGTTGGACTTTGGACTCGCTCGCGTAAGCGTCCGCGTGGGCTTCTGCCTTTTTGAACATCCGTTCGACGGACTTCAGGCCATTGATTCTGGCTAGGCTAGCCATTGCGCACCCGCTTTGCAGCAATAGAGGTCTGGTTGAGCGAGACGGCAACCCTCACCACGACGTAATCCCCATCGGCTGTACCGTCGTAGGTCTTCGATCCGTCGTATGAGTCGGTGTTACCGTCCGCTGAGTCCTCGTTACTGGTAAAGGTGCCTCCGTCGAGCTTGTTGGCTATCGACGGTGGAACCATGTCAAGCCAAAGCGCGGTCTTCTCGTCTATCGGCCAATCGGTGCCAGGAAGGACAATCACCTTGTCGTAATCGGCACCGATTCCGAACTGCTCCTGCTGCGCCGAACCCTTGCAGGGGCTTATGTTGCCCTTTGCGTAGATCGGATAGGTGTAGACGGAAACGGGCTCGCCCGTGTCATAGCCTGAGTCAATGACGGTCGAGGTGTCCGTGAGAAGGCTGTAGTAGAAGCCACGCATGTTTCGATTGAGGTTGCGCATGGTTAGTCCTCTGGGTCTGAGAAGCCCACGTAGGGGATAACCTCGGCGAGAAGCCTAGACTGAGGCTCGTAGGTGCGGGACACGCCGTTCTCATTGTGGGACGATTGCCCCTCTGCTCCCCTTTTCGCCCACATATCTACGGCAAGCCTCACGTGAAGGTCGTCGTATCTCGCGGGGAAGGAAAGCATGGAGAGGTCCGCAACGAACGGATAGGCGCGGGTCATAATCCTGCCCTTGGCAACGTCAAGATATGCCTTGATAACGTCGCTGTCGCTTTCGTCCGTCACTAGTTGAAACATCCGCTGCTTCTCGGCGTCGGTCATGTTGACCCCCTAGCGAATTACTTGCTGCCGGAACCCTTGCCGCCGCCACCAACGTTAATAACGGCCAGCTTGGTGTCGTCGGTGAGGGCGACAACGTAGACCTGACGGGCAAAGGCGTGGTTCATGCGGATGTTGGCATCGTCACCAGAACGGTTGCCCTTGGCAAGCTGCTCGATCTCGACGGTGGTCTTGATGAAGGTGGTCACGGCCTCCTTGGTGAACAGGAAGGCGGTGTCCGCGTAGTCGTCGTCCATGAGCTTGCTGTAGTAGATGTTGGTGCCAGCAATGGTGCCGACATAGCCGGTGCGCACGTAAGCCTCGACGTACTTCAGCTCGTCCTTGCAAGCCTTGCGCAGAGCAGCGCGAAGCTCCTTGCCGACAAGCATCATGGTCTGCGGGGCCTTGATAGCGTCGCTGTTGGTACCCTCGTCGGGGCCAAGCTGCGAGAAGGTGTCGAGGTCGAGAAGGTTCTGGGCATCGACAACGGCATCAAAGTCGAGGGCGCTAACGGCAAGGGTCTGGGAGCCCTTGGCAAGCTCGCCAACAACCTCGGTGTTGATCTTGTTGTAAATCGTGGTACCGAGGTGTCCGAGGCCAGCGGCAACCTCGTTGGGGGTGCGGCGAAGGCGCTCGTCGGTGTACTTGAAGCGCGCCTGAGCGGTCTTGACCTCGTAATCGACCTGAGCGGTGTCGGTGGTAACGTCGTTCTTGTTACCAGCGCCCTCGGCAACGTCCTCGGCTGCGCCAGCAAGGACGATGCGGTTCACGTGGAAGATATCGCCGACAACGCCAGTGAGGGTGGTGTTGACGGTGGTGAAAATCTGGTGGTCAAGAGCAGAGTTGCGGGCATCCTGAACCTCGTTGGCAATGTAGGCGTTGGTAAAGCCCTCAACGTCGCCGTAATACTCGGTGGGTGCGGTGTAAGCAAGAGACATATTCAGCTCCTAGCTACTTGTAAAGCTCCGCATACTCGTCGGGGTGCAGGGCGGCGAACCTTGCGCGCTCTGCGGGGGACATTGTGCGTAGCTTTTGCTTGGTCATTCCAGTTTTGTTTGAGTCGGGGTTGCCCTTGGTGGGGGCAATGGAGCCCTTAGCCATATCAGCCTTGATAGCCTTGGCCTGAGCCTCAACGAAGGTGGCGAGGTTTGCGAAGAAGGTTTCAGCGTCACCATCGACCAGAGCCACGGCACTTGTGGAAGCAAGCTCCGCGTCATAGCCATTGGCAATGAGCTTCGCCGTATGCTCCGATACGGTCTTGTCACGCTTCATAGCGTCAAGCTGCGCCTGCATTTCGGCGATTTGCCGCTCTGCGTCCGTCTGGCCCTCCGTTGCCTTGGCGTCTGCCTCGGCAATCTTGGCCTGTGCGTCCTTCAGTTGACGCTTGTACTCGGCTGCTTCTGAGTTGGCCTTAGAAGCTGCGTTCTTGTACTTTGAACCATCGTCGTACTCGTAGGCTTCAAGCGCTGCGATCTTTTCTTCTGCGGTCATGTCCGCATAGCCCTCAATGGCAGAGGTGTCAATCTTCATGTTCCCGATTCCTTCCGGTTGCGTTTTGTCGGTTGTTCACTCAACCATGCTGCGTTTGTTTGTGGCGGTTCACTCCGCAC